CCCGCACATGCCTGCAGATGTTTCTAAATCATAATTTACATGATTACCAATTTTGATATGTTCACACGAACAGATTTGTGTTTTGAGGGGACATTTACCACTAGCATGACGCAAATATTCTGTTTCTTTTACAGATACCTGGAATGAATTTGGGTGACTTTCTTGAACAATAGTCGTACCATTAACTTGATTAAAGCCAGAAAAGACGAGATTTCCTTCTTTAAGCATATCTATATCACTTGCATTAATAAATTTCGACAATATTTTAGGACGATTTGGAACACATGAAGGGAAACTAATCAAAGCCAAATCAACCAATGTATTATCTTTTTGCTTCATTTGGGTAATACTACAATCTTTATAGGGTACAGTGATGGTAGGAGTGTCAGTATACGGATTGAATATTTGAATATATTTGATAGGACTCTCATGCATAGTATTAATAACAGTATGAGCTGTAGTAATTAAGGTTCTTCCTACTAAGAAGATACCATTGCTCTGGCTTGCTATGTTATTTTCATCTACTGCAAGTATCCAAACAGCATTATTCAATAATACTTGTGTTGTTTGTTCTACTTGCACTCGATCACGTTGAGCATAAATAGTAGAACCTATTTGTATGTCAGTTTTTGCTTCTATTAAATTACCTCTTTTTGAATTGGCATATCGTTCAATAGGGAAATCTTTTGTGTCATAAACTTTAGCTTGAGCAACAAGATGTCCCTTAGATAAAATAGAATTTGCACCATTAATTGTTCCTTCTACAGTTGGAATATAATCAGTAGCAAGATTTGGGCAAAATGAGCAATTATACCAACAAGTACTACCAATAATATTACAAGCGTCTTTATAATTATCAACTGTCGTGAATTTATTGCACAATCCTTTCATAGGACACCCACCAATAAGCGCTTGAGCATAAGCTGATGTTCGAGCATTTACTGGTTGGTTGTCATAGATCCGAGCTTGTGATACTGCAATAAGATTGGCACATTTCTTTTCCCATAAGGTACTGGACATTTGAAGTAACGCTTCTTCTTCCATACCCAGACTAACCAATTCTTTACGCACCTGTTTGACTCCAATTCTGGAACAGTAGTGATCCAACATGTCGCCGATCGTCGGGTAGGCCATAACTTGACATGGGTCACATTTACGACACGGTG